CTATTGAAAAAGTCAGTCGCTTTTTGTTGTTCCTGAGTAACGCCCGGTCTCAACTTGATCTCGTCGTAATATTTACTCTTGGTTTCTTCCAAAAAGTTTGTGGCTTTGGCAATTTCTTCTTTATGAGCGAGTTTTTTCTTTCTTATATCTCTCTCTTCATCCAGATCTTCATCATAGGAAAAATTGTCTTCTAATAAGAATTCAACTTCTTCCATGTCAAGATGTGGTTTAGTCTTTTTGTAATACTCTTTTAATAAAGTATCTTTATCTACATTGGAATAGTCAGCGTTTAATCTAACATAGTCTTCAACTGTACCGCCTGTGTCTTCCATAAAGCTCACCAGTTTTTCTATGTTTTCTGGTAGTTTTATTTCTGGTTGTCTTTCAACAACATCTTCTATTACAGGTTGTTTAACTTCTTCTGTAGTTTCTTCAGTGATCTCAGATATAGGAGATGTAATTTCTTCTTTTGTTTCTATTACTTCTTCTTTTACTTCTTCTTTAATTACTGGTTCTTCTTTAATAACAACTTTATCTATAGGTTTTTCTTCTTTAACTTCTTCTTTTTTAGAAAAATCTATTTTAGATTTAGTTGGTTTTTTATTAGTAAGTTTTTTCATCTTAGGTTTCTTAACCTTAAACTCACCTTGTTCTAATTCCCCTTTAGGGTTTTCTTTTATTTCTTCTGACATAATATAATATAATAATTAATATAAAATTATTTAGGGCCAAACTGCTCTAAACCAAAACCGCCCATAGTATCATTACCTGCGGATTCAAAGTTTTTAGGTAATAAGTCGTTTTTTCTTTGATCTATAAGTTCAGACTGCTGTGTAGCTTGCATTTCTGTTCTTTGATCTTTTCTATCTTCTTTAACTGTCTCATCTTGCTGCTTAGCTCTAGACTGAGCTTGAGTTAATTGCATATTGTAATTAAACTCTATTTCCATCAATTGTTGTTTTATCTGAGCTTCTCTTTCCATTTTTTGTATAGAAAATTGAGATTTAGCTTGTTCGTAGTTTATGTTTTGTTCAGATATAACTTGTTGCTTTTGAGCTTCTGCCAAAGATATTTGTTCAGCAGCTTGAGCATTTGCTTGAGCTTGTGCTTGCATATTCTGCTGTTGCATTTGCTGATCTTTAGCTTGTTTTTCTTTTCTTCTTTTCTTAAGCATTTGATTAGCTAACTTTAAATTGTTAACTTGTCTAATGTCAATTGCATCTTCAAGATCTATTTGACCACCTTTTAAAGCTATTTGTATATTTTGCTCTAGTAGTTGTTTTTCTTCTTCATCAGGTTCTAACTCTAAGAATATACCAAAGTCATGCATGTTTACTTGAGATAACTCCTCTAATGTTGCTACGTTGTACCTAGATATACTAGATGCCAATGTTTGCATAGTTAGTGGAAACATTAAAGCATCAGCTATTCTTAATGATATGTTTTCACAAGTTCTAAGTGTCAAGTATAAACTAGCTTGTAATATATGTCTTGTTGCTACGTTTGAATTAGCAGCAGCTAATTTTTGTAAACCAACTAATGATTGCTTGTCAGGTAAAGTACCGTCTCTAGCTTCGTTAAGTCCCGTTACGTCTCTAATCATCTTAAGGTAATACTCATAAGTCTGTATTAAAGACTGTATCTTAGCACCACCTGAGCTAGACTGTAGTTCTTGTATTGGAACTTTACCAGGATTCATACCACCATCTTGAGTCATTGATCTACCAATTACAGAACCTGTTTGGAAGTACATGTTTAAAGCTTCAGCTGGATTATAATTAGTTCCATTACCTAAGTCAACTTCTGCTAAACCATCCATGTCTAAATATACTCCATCAGGAACAACCCTAGACATTACTTGTTGTAATTTTAAATGAGTTAATTGAATCATATCAGCAAAACCAGTTATTCTACTAACTATAGACTCTATTCTACCTTTATAAATTCTAGGAGCTACTATATTGTAGTTCATATTAACTTTAACAGTATCAGACATTGGTCTTGTCATGTTCTCAGCTAATTCCCATTTTAATATTTTATTGTGACCTAGTATTTTAGCTCCAGAATAAAGAACTTCAATAGCTCTAAATGCTTTTGAAAATGAATCAGTTTCTGGTGGATTAAAAGTATCAGTTTTTTCTATAGCTTTTTCAAGACCATTAGCTGTTTCTTTTATTTTAAATACTTGATTAGCATAAGTTTTATATTCAAAATACATTACCTGAACAGTGTTGTCATCATATCTACCTGACCAGTTTCTAGTGTAGTTTTGATTACCAGGATACTTTTGTATTTCTTTTAATTCTTCAGCAGTTAAATAAGGAAATTGCTTTTTAAGTTCTGGTAAACTAATTGATTTAACTTCACCTACGTAATATAAATCTTCAAAATTAGGATCTTCACTATAAGAATAAACTAAAGATGCTGGATCTACATAGTCTAACGTAACTCCTTCAGATCTATTAAAGTCAGTTTTTACAGCTGATATACCTAATACAGTTAAGTCGTAATTTAATCTTCTTCTAATTAAATCGTATTTATTGTTAGCTAATACATTATTAATTACTTCTTCTTCCGCTACTTCAATAGATTCTTTATAGCTCATTTGCATATGAAGTTCTATATCTTGCTCACTTTCCATCTCTAAACCTTTACCTTGAGACTTGGAAACATCCATCCCAGTAATTTGATTTATTTGATTTATAAGATCTTTTTGTCTCATGTCTCTCATCAAAGATTCGGCGTAAGCAGTTCTTTTAACTAAAGACTCAGGATCTTGAGCATAAGCTTTGATCTCATAATTTCTTTGAGACATACCATTAACAACTATGTCAACAAATTTAGGAATTACTGGTACA